ATAGAACGCACATTCCCGCAGTTCAGACCTTTTCGGGCTATGCTTGTGGTGAAGGGAGTTTTATGCCTAATCCACCGAAACCGTTGGAGCAGAAACGCTTGACGGGTAATCCTGGTAAACGAGCTTTGCCGAAAGATGGGGCGATTGTGGTGATTGCTCAGGTTGATAATCCTCAGCCGTTGCGACCGTTGCAGGATGCGGGGTTGGCCTTTTGGGATGAGGCTTGGGGTAAGGGTCAGTTGTGGTTGGGTCGCACGGATAAGTGGCTTGTGCAGCTGACGGCTGAGATGTTTGATGAGCGTGAGGAGTTGCGGGGTATTGTTGCTGACCGGACTGCTGTGGGGGATAAGGATGCTTGGCGTGATCGTAGGCAGTTGCGTGACCTTGAGCGTTCGATTGTTGCGAACTTGTCGTTGTTGGCTTGGACTCCTGTGGATCGTTCTCGTTATGGGTTGGCTGAGGTGAAGGCTAAGTCGAAGTTGGCGGAGTTTATGGAGAAGCATGGCAATTAGTAATTTTCCGACTAAAACATATGATGTTATTTACGCTGACCCGCCGTGGCATTTTGGCAGTAAATTCAAAGTTGGGACTGCGGGCAAAGAACAACAGTCTTTGCAAGAATTTCAGTATCCAACTATGTCTGACTTGGAGCTAAAAACCTTTTTTGAAAATCAAGTAGCAAAGTTGCCTAATGAAAATGCAGTAATGATCATGTGGACAACTGATGCACATTTGCCTTTAGCCATTGAGTTAGGCCACTTAGCTGGATTTACTTACAAAACCGTTGCCTTTATTTGGAACAAGAAAACTAGCACAAATAAGCAAGTTTGCTTTATGGGAACTTGGACAATGAAAGGCTCAGAAATTGCTTTATTGTTTACCAAAGGTTCTGCACATAAATTACTCAAAGCCCGTAATGTTAGACAACTTGTTGAAGCAGAAAGAAAAAAACATTCTCAAAAGCCACAAGAAGTAAGAACCCGCATTGAAACAATGTTTCCAGATGTGAGCCGTATTGAGTTATTCGCTAGAGATCACTATGAAGGTTGGGATGTCTGGGGTAATGAAATCTAAGGCTTGGCCTCCTGCCTGGCTGACTCCTGTTCCTGAGCCAGCGATTGCGTCTGGTAAGGGTGAGTCTGTTTTAGAGTTTGCCGAGATTTTTGGCATCATCACTAAGGATTCGATTGCGGGTCGTGCAGGTTCGCCGTTGGTGTTGCGTGAGTGGCAGAAGGATTTGCTGAGGCATGTGTTTGCTCGTGGTGACGATGGTGGGTTGCGGCACCGTATAAACCTGATCGGCATGCCCCGCAAACAGGGCAAGTCGGCTCTTGCGTCTACGCTCGGCGTTTACAGTTTGTATGCTGCAGGTATCAAGGGTGCGGAAGTGTATTCGTGTGCAGCTGACCGTGACCAGGCTCGTATCGTGTTTGCTGAAGCTAAACGCATGGTTGAAGCGTCACCGGATCTGATGAGCATGGCGAAGCTTTACCGCGACGCTATTGAAATTCCTGAGATGAACTCGGTGTATCGTGTGCTTTCGTCTGAGGCTTTCACGAAGGAAGGCCTTTCACCGACTGCTGTGATCTTCGATGAGTTGCATGCACAGCCGAACCGCGAACTGTTCGATGTTATGTCGCTTGCTCAGGGTGCGCGTGGCTCTATGGCTACTTTGATTGCGATTACTACTGCTGGTGTCAAATCGGACAGCACGGGTCAAGACTCTATTTGTTACTCCTTATATCAGTATGGGCAGAAGGTTGCTCGTGGCGAAATAGATGACCCGTCATTCTTTATGGCTTGGTGGGAAGCTCCGCAAGAAGCTGATCACAGGTTGCAGGAAACTTGGGAGATCGCTAACCCTGGTCTGGGTGACATTTGTGCATTGTCGGACTTTGAATCGTCTGTGCGTAGAACGCCAGAGGCAGAGTTTCGCACGAAGCGTTGCAACCAATGGGTTTCGTCACAAATGTCTTGGTTGCCGACTGGCACTTGGGATGCTTGCGAAACGGTGCAACAGATTGACGCTGACGCTGAGTATGTTCTCGGCTTTGACGGTTCGTTCAATGGTGACACGACTGTGATTGTGGGTTGCCGGATTCCAACGAACGAGGAAGAGAAACCGCACCTGTTTCTTGTGAAGGCTTGGGAGAAACCTGCCGAGTCTGATGATTCGTGGCGTGTGGACATTCAGGATGCAGAAAACGCCATTCTTGACTTTTGTGGCAGGTTCAAGGTTCGTGAGGTTGCTTGTGACCCGTTCCGTTGGCAACGCTCTATGGAAGTGTTGCAGGATGCTGGTGTGCCGATTGTTGAATGGCCGTCTACTTCCGCGAAACGCATGGTTGTTGCTTGTGCATCTTTCTATGACGCTGTGTTGGAAGAACGCATCACGCATGACGGTAATCCGATGATTGCCCGTCACCTTGATAACGCTGTTGTAAAGATGGACAATCTGGGGCCGCGAATCGTAAAAGAGAACCGTGGTTCTAATCGCCGGATTGACGCTGCTGTAGCTGCAGTCATAGCGTATGACAGATCGGGCAGTAGAATAGAAGAGGCAGTCGTGCCAGGCTTTTACATTTAGGTGGACTATGTTTGCAACAATCATTCAGGTCATAGGCATAGGCGTTGTTGCGTTTGGTGTCGGGATCGCTTATCCACCAGCGGGCATTGTAGTCGCAGGTGTCGGACTGGTGTTGTTCGGTTTGGCATTGGAACGGAGTAAGTAATGCTCGGAAATCTTTTTGGTGAAACACGCACTTTGTCGTTCCAGCAAGTTTTTGCTAACGGTGAAGATTTTGCTACTGAAACGCAAGCTGGTGTTGTTATCAACGCTGACACCGCTTACAAGATTGTTGCTTTCTTTTCGGCTGTTTCGCTCTATTCGGACACAATCTCTACTCTTCCGGTAGACGCTTACATTCGCTTAGACGGTGACCGTAAACCTTACCGACCTAAACCAAGTTGGATAGATCAGCCTGATGTGGACATTAGTCGTCAGGCACATTACGGTCAGGTCGTAACATCTTTGCTCGTTAGCGGTAACTCCTACACTCGTGTGTATCGTGACCGTAACGGCGATGTGGTGAACCTTGTTGTTCTTGACCCAAATAAAGTCAAGATTGAGCGTTCAGCTTTGGGCCGTAAGACTTTTATCGTAGATGGTGAGCCTAAACCACTAACGAGCAAAGAAGTGTTGCACATCATTGACTTGGCTATCCCTGGATCGCTTTACGGTGCAAGCCGTGTAGAGAAACTGAAGGATGCTCTTGGTGTGGCTACTGCGTTGCAAAACTTTGCAGCTCGGTTCTTTCAGCAGGGCGCAACCACGAACGGTGTTATTGAGTTCCCTGGTAACTTGATCCCTGAACAGTTGCGAGCTTTGCAGGAAGGCTTTGATAGCCGTCACCGTGGCTGGCGCAAAGCGCACAAGACAGGTGTTCTGTTCGGTGGCGCAACTTACAAGCAGACCAGCGTTCCTAACGATCAGGCACAGTTCTTAGAGTCACGCCGTTTTGCTGTCGAAGAGATGGCTCGTGCGTTCAACATCCCGCTGCACATGATGGGTATTCCAGGCACTAACACTTACGCTTCGGTTGAACAAAACAACTTGCAATGGATTAGCCACTCGCTACGCCCTATCTTGGAAAAGATTGAATGGTCGTATTCACAGTTGCTTCCTACGACTGCGTTTATCAAGTTCAACTTCAACGCTCTTCTTCGCGGTGACCTACAATCCCGTGCTACCGCTTACAGCATCATGCTTCAGCAGGGCGCACAAACAATCAACGAGGTTCGCAAGGCTGAGGATCTACCGCCGATTGACGGTGGTGACACTCCACGAGTGCCTCTAGCCAATGTTGGCTTACCAGCTGCAGACTTGCAAGAAACAGCAATGCGTGTAGACATGGCTGACAAACTTATCAAGAGTGGCTTTGACCCGTCATCGGTTCTTGAAGCTCTGAAGTTGCCACAGATTGAGTATGCAGAAACCCCAGAGGTTGAGATGCAAGAGGGCGAAATGGACAGCCCTGACGATGAAACGATGGAAGAGGAAGAGGTGCAGTAATGCTTTCGACCGGACAAACAACTGTGGGAACTGTTGCTGTGCAACTTGACGGCACAAGTAACAGCAACTGGCAGATTCACATTTCTAACGATGACAACACCGACACTCTTTACATCGGCAACGGTGATGTTACTTCCTCTACTGGTTTGCGTCTTTACAAACTTGAAAAACTTGTTTTGAACATGAACCCAGGCGAAACCTTGCATGTCATTTCGACTAAGGCAGGTCACACTATTAGTTGGATGAAACAGGTCTAATGCCATACTTTATTACCGATACTGCTGAGGGTTGCTCTGGTTGGGCAACAATCAAAGACGATGGCGAAGTTATTGGCTGTCACACCACTAAACAGGCCGCTGTAGATCAGATGGTTGCTGTGTCAATCGCTGAAGACATGGAGCCAGGTGGAGAGCGTAGCGAACAGCGAGCTTTGAATGTCGCCCCGCCCGAATACATGAGAGCTGCAGCTCGCCGTGGTTTGAAGTATTACGAAGAAGGCAAAGGCGGTGCAGGTCTAGTCCCTGCAACAATCCGCGAAGCCCGTGAGATGGCAGCTGGTCGTGTTTCAGACGATAAATGGGTGCGCCTATCGGCATGGATCGCCCGCCACCTACCAGACCTAGATGCCCCTAAAAACAAGAACGCTACCGATCCTGCCTACCCTGGTGCCGGATTGGTCGCTCATCTACTTTGGGGATCAGGGCCAACAAAGCGTCAGGCTCTTCGCGTCAAAGCATACGCTGACTCAGTTGTTGCTAGGCTAGAAGCAAGTGGTGAAAGAGAAACTATGACTGAAACTAATGAACAGCGCAACAAGTGGCTTTCGGCTTCTTGGGCGATCAAGGCTCGCATTGAGGGTCTAACACCAGAGGCTCGCTCTGTTGGCAAGTATGAGGTTCGCACTTTGCCTTCAGAGTTTGAGATTCGTGACGAGAGCGATGGCATGACCATTAGTGGCTATGCTGCTGTGTTCAACAGCGATAGCGAACCGCTACCGTTCATTGAGCGAATCGCACCTGGTGCTTTCCAGCGTTCACTAAAGTCCCGTAACGAGATCAAGTTGCTTTGGAATCACGACAGCGGTGAGCCTATGGCTTCGATGCGTGGTGGCAGTCTACGCCTTTGGGAAGATGACCGTGGCTTGGCTTACGAGGCTACTTTGGCGAACACTACTCGTGGTCGTGATGTTGCCGAACTGATCCGTAGCAAAGTTATTGACGCTATGAGCTTTGGCTTCAATGTCATCAAAGACAACTGGGATGAAAGAGGTAATCGCACTTTGGAGTCAGTCAGAATTCACGAAATTTCAGTCGTTAGCTATCCGGCATATACGGCCACTTCGGGAACTGTGCAGGTTCGCTCGGCTGAAGGATCAGAAGAACAGCCATCGGGCATTGACGCTGAAGCTCTGGCTGACGCTCTGCTTCGCCTAGAGTCCGGTGAAGAACTAGAAGCCGAACACGCTCAAATCATCAAGGATGTTGTTTCAAAGCTTGAGAAAACTCCAGAGGTTGAGGAAGTATCTGGCAACATCCTAGACTTGAAGCAGAAACAACTTGACCTGCTACTGAAGAGAGTGTAATGGCTACCAAAGAACAAATCATCGAAGCAATCTTGAAGGTTGCTGGAGATCCTACTGTTGGAGTTATCAAAGACTTGGCTGAAGATTTTGCTGATGCCATCATTTCACTTGACGCACCCGTTGCTAAGGAAACTAAAGAAACTCGTGTAGTCAAGTCTGAAGAAACTCGCTAACGCCCCCATAAAGCGAGTTCACCCCCACAGGTTACCCCCTTTCCCTGTGGGGGTTCTTCTTTACCGTGACGCATACTTTTCGTTCTGTAAACTTTTACATGTAGTTGAGTGTTAGCACCGCTACCTTGTCTGTTGAGTGTCAGCACCGCAGAATCCTTTATTCAATTCCAATTAGGAGATCCAATGTCTGAATTTGCAAAATTTCAGGCGGAAGCTCGCGCTAAGGCTTGGGAAGCTGCAAAGGTTATTCTTGACCGTGCTGCTACTGAGAAGCGTGACCTAACCGCAGAAGAGAACGAGTCATACACTCGCATCTCTGCTGAACTTGACGAGCGTGCTGCGCTTATTGAGTCGGCTAACCAACTAGCTGCCCGCGAAGAGCGAGCTGCTGAAGCTGCTGCTTCGTTCATTCCATCGAACACCCGTTCGGCAGATGACAGCGACATCCTTCGTGCAATCGCACTAGGTGAGCAGCGTGGACACGAGTTCGCTTCTGAGAAGCGCACCCTTGTTCCAAGCGACAACACCGTTCCAAAGTCGTTCTACAACCAGGTATTCCAGATTGCCCGTCTTGCTGGCCCAATGCTGGATGTTTCGGATGTCATCAACACCACTACTGGTGAGTCGCTGACCATCCCAACCCTGACTGCTCGTTCGACCGCAACCATCAAGGGTGCTGGAACAGCAATCTCAGAGTCAGAGCCAACCTTCAGCTCGATCACTCTAGGTGCGTTCAAGTATTCATTCCTCGTTCCTGTTGCTAACGAACTGCTAACTGACGCTGGTTTCGACCTGTCGGCACTTATCGCAGAACAAGCTGGTAACGCTATCGGTTTTGCCGTCAACAACGGTCTAACCAACGGAACTGGAACTGTTGAACCTACTGGTATCCTCACCGCTGCAGCTTCGGCTGTTACTGGTGGAACTGGTGTATCCGGTGCAGCAACCTACGAGAACCTCGTAGACCTTGTTTACGCACTTGACGGTCAGGCTCGTCTACTACCTGGCGTGGGCTTCCTCGCTGGCAAGTCGGCTATCGCTTCGATCCGCAAGATCAAGGATGGTGCAGGTAACTACATCTTCACCCCTGCCACCGCTGGTCAGCCTGACCAGATCCTCGGCTACCGCCTAATTGAGAACCCTGCTATGCCAGCTGTTGCTACCAGCGCAAAGTCGGTTCTTTTCGGTCACCTACCTTCATACAAGGTTCGCACCGCTGGTGGAATCCAGGTCGCTCAGTCGGGCGACTACGCTTTCGACAAGGATGTGACCACTTTCCGTGTCACGATGCGCGTTGATGGTAACCTAACCCACTCAGCTCACGCTGTATGGTTCAAGGGTGGCGCAAGCTAAAACTTGCCCAAGACTGAACACCCCTCAGAGTTGCGTAGGACTCTGGGGGGTGTTCTTTTTGCTAGGCTAGAACCACCTACTACGAAAGGTTCTTCAATGTCTAAAAAGGGTGCAGTAACGGTTTGGTCGAATAGCCCGTATCAGCCAACGGGTTACGGTGTTCAGGCTGGTTATCTTGTTGATCGTCTTGTGCGTGATGGCTATGCGACCGCAGCTATTTCTAACTATGGTGTTGAGGGTCGCAACACGACTTTAGAAACACCACACGGTGTCATCCCTCACTATGCTCGTGGCTTTGAACCTTACTCTAACGATGTAGGGCCAATGAACCACCACCACTTCCTAAGTCAGCACCCTGGTCTAACTGACCTAATGATCACGCTCTACGATGTTTGGGTGTTGAAGGGTGCAGCTTGGGACAGGATGCGCCGGATCGCCTCATGGACTCCACTAGACCACATCACGATGCCACCAAAGGTTGAGGCGTGGTTGCGTAAACCTAATGTGACACCGATCGCTATGTCACCGCATGGTCAGCGTCAAATGCAGGAGAAAGGCATTGACTGTCTTTATGTGCCACACGCTATTGACACGAAAGCGATGAAACCGACTTACGAGATCAGCGGTGTGCCTACTCGTCAGTATCTAAGTTTCAACGATGATGACTTTGTGGTTGGCATGGTAGCTGCGAACAAAGCATCTGGACTTGTTCACCGTAAAGCGTTTAGCGAGAACCTGCTTGCTTTTAGCATCTTTCTAAAAGACCACCCTGATGCCAAGCTTTACCTACACACCGATCCGCTTGGTGCCGCAGGTGGCTGGAATCTGTTGAAGCTTTGCGAAGCTGTAGGTATTCCTCAAGACTCTGTGCGATTCCCTAACCTTGTTGATTACCGTTACGGTATGGAAACCGATCAGGTGGCCGCTTTGATGACGGCTATGGATGTAATGCTTGTCACTTCTTACGGTGAAGGCTTTGGCGTTCCCACGGTTGAGGCCCAGGCAGTCGGAACTCGTGTCATCGGTTCTAATTGGGCAGCTACCCCTGACCTTGTTGCTGAAGATTGCTTCCTTGTCGAAGGGCAACCAACTTGGGATAGTGGTCAGGATGCTTGGTGGTCTATTCCGCTTGTGCCATCTATCGTGGATGCTTTGAACAAAGCGTATGACGCACCTAGAGGTCGCTCACAAGTTTGCATTGACTTTGCACAACAGTTTGATGTTGAGGCTGTTTGGAAAAAGCATTGGATTCCTGCTCTGGATGCGTTGCTTGCATGATTCCGGTCATCGGCTTTGCAACAGTAAATAGGTTTGACCTTGCAGATCGCTTGGTGAAGTCTATTGACTATCCTGTGGAGCATCTCGTCATTATTGACAACTCTGGCACAGGAACATACCTACCACCAGAGAACGAGAATGTCACCCATGTGTGGGTGTTGCCTATCCCGTTTGGCTTGGGTCTTGTCGGTGCATGGAATCTCATTATCAAGTCCACGCCTTATGCTCCGTATTGGGTGCTAGTGAACGATGACGCATGGTTTGCACCTGGATCGTTAGAAAAAATCAGTCAGGAAGCTTCGCCTGAAACGATCAGCTTTCCAAGCATTATTCCGCATTGGTCTTGTGCAATCTTTGGCGAGCAAGTAGTCGCTAAGGTTGGGCTGTATGACGAGCGTTTCTATCCGCTGTATTTCGATGACAACGACATGGAACGCCGGATCAAACACGCAGGGTTCGAACCTAAATGGATTGACGCTAAAGTAAACCATGACAACAGTTCAACTTTGAACTCAGGATTTGAGGCAGCTAATGGTCGCACTTATGGAAAGAATCAAGCTCTTCTTCACAAAAAAACCGAAGAAGAAGATTACTCCGAAGGTGTCTGGAGTTTGCAAGTGCGAAGGGATAACCGATGGGACTGAAAGTTTACACAGGCGGGACATTCGACCTGTTTCACTCAGGCCATGTAGCGTTTCTGAGGAAATGTGCGCTAGTCGGCTCTGTGACTGTTTCGCTCAATACTGACGAGTTCATCAAAGCCTATAAGGGTCGTTCGCCTGTCATGTCGTATGCAGAGCGTGAGGCTGTGTTGTTGGGTTGCAAGTATGTGGATGCCGTTGTGCCGAATGTTGGCGGGGCGGATTCTAAGATTGCGATTGAGTTAGCGGCACCAGACTTTGTGATCATTGGCTCAGATTGGGCTAGGCGTGACTATTACAAACAGATGCAGTTTGATCAGGATTGGCTTGACGAGCGTGACATTAGCTTGTGCTACATTCCCTACACTTCAGGCATCTCTACGACCGATCTGAAGAAGCGTATTGTTGAGCAAGTAAAATAGACTTGGTAAGGAGTTTTTGTGGCAATCACTAACGGTTATGCAACTTTGGCTGAGGTCAAAGCTGCTTTACGCATCCCATCCGCTGACACTATTGACGACACTCTCATAGAGTTGGCAATCGAATCTTCGTCGCGGGCATTAGACACTTACGCAGGGCGTTACTTTTACAACGCCGGAACTGCCACACGCTACTTTGTTGCAGACACCAACTACTACACGGTTATTGACGATGCCATCACGATTACTGAAGTGGCTACCGCTGACGATCTTGACGCTGTTTACGACAATGTGTGGACTTCTACTGATTATCAGAAAGAACCACTCAACAATGTGTCTGGTGGCATTACCGGATGGCCTACGACTGCTTTGCGAGCCGTAGATGACAAACTGTTCCCTATAAATGTTCAAGAAGCTTGCGTGAGAATCACAGGCACTTGGGGCTGGTCTGCTGTGCCTATTGCGATCAAACAGGCAACGATTTTGCAAGCTGCTCGCGTGTTCAAACGCAACGAATCGCCTCTAGGCGTTCTATCAAGCCCTGATCTCGGCTTTATTCGTGTCGGCACACGCATTGACCCTGATGTAGCAATGCTGGTAGATCCTTACCGGACTCTAAGGCAGTATTACTAATGCCTACTCTTACAGAGATCCGTGATGGCATTGCCACGAACCTTTTGACAGTTCTAGGTTTGCGTTCCAGCGGAGTGATCCCTGCTCAAGTCAATCCGCCTTACGCAATCATTACTCCAGAAAATGTGGAGTATCACAAATCGTTCAACAACGGACTCAACACATACAGCTTCACAATCACCCTGGTTGTGGGCATGGCTGATTCCAGAACGGCACAAAACAAGCTTGACGACTACTGTTCACCAACGGGATCGTCTAGTATCAAGAGTGCGATAGAATCAAATAGGACATTATCGGGAAAAGTTTTTGACCTGATCGTGACTGACATGAGAAACTACGGCTCAACCACCATCGGAGAAACAACCTATTTGGCAGCAGAGTTTACCTGTGTTGTCCAAGCTAACTAAGGAGTCAAATTGGCAGTTTACGCAGCCACAGACCACAAGATTACCGTAAACGGAACGAACCTTTCGAGTTCTCTTCAGTCGGCAACTCTTGACCTATCATCAGATGAACTTGAAACCACCGCTTTTGGTGGCGGATGGCGCACTCGCGTTGCTGGCTTGAAGTCGGGTTCTGTAACCCTAAACTTCTTCCAGGACTTTGGTGCTGCAGCTGTTGATGCAACCCTCTACCCTCTTTTCAGCGGTGGCTCATACGCTACTGTTGTTATCACCCCGACTAGCACCGCAGTATCGGCAACTAACCCTGCCTACACCGCTGTATGCTTGGTTTCGCAGTATCAGCCATACTCGGCTTCGGTTGGCGACATCGCTACCTTGTCGGTCACATGGCCTACCAGCGGCACCGTATCACGCGCAACAGCCTAATCTAAGGAAAAAAAGTGAAAATCAACCTACGCATTGAGTTTCTATCCGGTGAGAGCAAGGAAGTTTCTTGTTCAGCTGCAGATCTCGTCAAGTTCGAAGCTAAGTATGACCTTTCGGTTGCTACTTTGGAAAAGAACTTGAAGTTCACGCATTTGTGTTTCTTGGCTTGGGCAAGTGAAACTCGCTCTAAGGCTACTGACAAGGATTTCGATTCTTGGATGGAAACCATTTCAACTGTTGGGGCGAGTGACACAGACCCAAAATAGTAGGTCTGGGCGATGAGTCAGTTCATTGGTTCATTGCGTCAGTTGCTTGTGAAACAGGTATCGCACCTTCTGTGCTTTTGCAGGAGAGCGAACGAATGTTGTGGACTATGGGCCGTTATTTAGTGTCCCGTAACCAGAAGCGACCGCAGTAAAAAGAAAGCTCCCTTCGGGGGGCTTTCTTTATTTTGGGTAGAATTGTGCGGTAGGAGATAATCATGGTTGCACCACTTGCTGCGGCGGTTCTTAGGCTTGTTGCCGGACAGATCATTCGTGGTGCGCTTGACGATAACAAAAAGCCGTCAGTTGTTGGTTACATTGCTTTTACTGATTGGCGTGATTTGTTGCGTGAGATCAACAAGATTGAACCGCAATATGCTCGTGACATGAAGCGCAACTTCAAAAAGATTGCTTCACCGATGCGAACGGCTATTTCTAGGGCTATTCCTAAGACGCATCCGACTTCTGGTGTGCATGTGCGTGGGGCTAAGAATGTTTCAGGTTTTGCGCCTGTTGTCGTGCCTGGTCGTCTGTCATGGTCAGCTAATGCTCAAAATGGAAACATTCAACCTCGTCATACTACGATTCGTTTGACGAAGGCTCGATCGTTCAAAAAGATTGGGCAGTATGGGCAAATGTCTATTGTCAAAGTTGATGTGGATAACGCAGCTGTGGTTATGGCTGACATGGCTGGTCGTAGCAAGAAATGGGTCAATAAGCGACCTGTTACTCGTGAGTATGAATACAGTCAGCGTGGTGTGCGTGTGAAACGCCGTCACCGGATCAACGGTCAGGGTATGGGCATGATCAAAGCTTTGAACCGAGGTAAAGGTGTTTTGAAGGGCGATGCGTCGCGTTGGATTTGGCCTACAGCAAACAAGCATTTGCCAAATGTTCGTTATCAGATAAATGATGTGATTCGTCAGGCTAATAAGTTCATCAACGAAAGGATGAAGACCCGCTAATGGCTGGAAAGATTATTGTTCCGATTCTGTCGGCTTTTAGCTCTAAGGGCGTTGATGATGCTGGTCGTTCTATAAAAGCACTTGGTGCTTCTATGAAAGACATGGCTGGTGGTATTGGTGGCGGTGTTGGCGGTGGCTTGGGGGGTATGTCAGCTGGCAACTTTATGGAAGAAGCTATCAACCAGGCTCGTGATCTTCAGCGTGGAATGATCGCTGTTGAAACTATTTTTGGTGACGCTTCAGCTGCAGTTGAAAAGTTTATTGAGAACGCTAACAAGATTGGTTTGTCGCAGGTTGATGCGGCTAAATCTATTACCTTTATTGGTTCGGTGCTGAAACAAGCTGGCTTCGAAATGGGTGAGGTTTCGGAAGAGTCACAGCGTCTTACGACTTTGGGTTCTGACCTTGCGGCTACTTATGGTTACGATGTTTCTGAAGCTCTTGTTGCTATGACCGCTTTGTTCCGTGGTGAGTATGACCCGATTGAAAAGTTCGGTGTTGCCATGAAACAGGCTGAAGTAAACGCTCTTGTGGCCTCTAAGGGTTTGAGTCATCTAACTGGTGTTGAGTTGCTTCAGGCTCAAATGGTTGCCCGTATGGAGTTGCTCTATTCTCGTGCTGGTGACGCTATGGGTGCGTTTGGTAGGCAATCAGACAACCTCTTTGCACAGCAAGCAAAACTCAATGGTGCTTTGAAAGATACTCAAGCTGCGTTTGGTCAGCCGCTTCTAAAGCCTGTTGCAAACTTTATTGCGTATTTCCGGCAAGCAATGCCAGGTATTCAAAAAGCTTGGCAACCTGTGTTCAACACTTTGGGTAAATCTTTGCAAATGTTGTTTGCACCAATGGGTAAGATTCTTGGCGAAGTCATCACTATGGTTGGTAACTTGATGCAACCTGTCGCTGATGTGATGTATTACTTGTTCACTACGATTGCACCGTTGTTTTATGGTTTGTGGGCAATGATACAGCCTGTTTTTGACATCATTATCAAAGCTCTCGGAGCTATTGGAACAATCGTCAAAATGATCCTTATGCCGATCAAGATTGTTGCCATTCTTATTGGTTTGTTGATGAAAAAACTTGGTGAACTATTTGAGTGGATGTTCGGCCCTGCCGGATCCATGTTTGATTGGTTCACTAAAACATTTGGCGAGGGCGTTGATGGTATTGACGCAAAACTCAATGAACTTATCGAACAGATTTATGGATTCAAGCTTGAGAGCGAAGCCTGGGAGTGGGATTTCGAGGTTGATCTAACTATTCCAAAGCCAGATCCTAAAAGCGTTGATAATGGCATGTTTGATTGGATTAGAGCAATTCGCGCAGCTTTGCAAAACATTTTTCCTGCGACTTTTGTTCAGCGTGAACTTGGCAAGTTTGAATCTGCTGTTGTTGAATCTTTCAAGAAAATTACTGATCTTGTCCAAGAAGGCTTGGATAAAAACTTTATTACTAAATCGGCAGCTAAGGCTTTTACAGATTATGCGAATACGGTCAAGACCGAGATGGCGCAGATTGGTCGTGAGCGTGACAACCTTCTCAAGAAGTATTCGCTTGGTAAGGCTCTGATCGCTGACACTAAGGCTGCTGTTATCGGTTTTGGAAACTTGTCTTCATTGCTTAGTGACTCTGCCGGAGAAATAACTAAGACTGTTACTTACATGGTTGGTAAGTTTCAGACTACTTTGACTTCAACTGTCAAGGGTGTAGCTTCGGCTGCTGACATCATTGGTAAGTTCCGCGACATTCTCAGTAAGACTAAAGACTTTGCTAAGAACCTTGAAGCTTTGCGCGCAATGAACATTTCTTCTGAGTTGTATCAGCAGATTCTAGGTGGCGGTATTGAGCAGGGTGCCGCTGTTGCTGAGGCTCTTGTTCAAGGTGGTCAAGCGGCCGTAAATGAATTGAATGGTCTTTTTGGTGATTTAGCTAATACGGGTGCTGGTATAGGTGAAGAAGCAGCTCAGGTTATGTATGGTGCTGGCTTAGATCTATCTAAGGGTCTTATTGAGGGTATTTTGCAAGCTGACTCGGAGCTTGTAAAAGCTGCTAAGACTTTGGCTAAGTCGTTCAAGACAGCGTTTATGGATGGCATTGTTGGTGTTGCCGGAACAAACAAGTCGTTTCTTGCGCCTCTAGTGGACATGATGTTTGGCGAGGCAGCTATCGGCTCGGCTTACGACAACCCTGGCTCTCAAACAAACATAAATGTTACTGTGAACGCTGGTATCGGAACTGATGGTGTGGCTGTGGGCCGCTCGATCGTAAAGGTTTTGAAAGATTATGAACGCATGAATGGCACTTCATGGAGAGCAGGTATTGCGTAATGCCTGTTCCTAGTTATCAAGTCAATTTTGTAGCTGCTGATGGTGTAACTACTTACGATGTGAGTCAGTATGTAAGATCCGTGACAATAGATCGCGGGCGGAGTCGTGAGTTAGATAAGTTTGAAGCTGGCAGTTTTGCAGTCGAGTTTGATAACCGTTTGCGTTATTTTGATCCGCAATACACAGATTCGACTACTCGCACTAACTTAGTAAAGAATCCTGTTCCGTCTACTTCTGCTCCTGTGTCACCGCAGGAAACTTGGCAGATGTTGAACCGTGGAACTGGTGGTGCTGGAACTACTACTTTGACAGCTAATGGTGCGGTAGATACTGTCACTACAGCAGCAAGCACAGTTGTCTACTCGTTTGGCGTTACTGGTGGCACGACCGCTGCACGAATTCAAGTTACTGCTGGTTTGACTTATGCATTTTCGATGTATGTCACTTCCAGCGTCAATGATGTTCGCCGTTTGGCGGCTACTTTCTATGATACGGGCGGAACTTCTTTAGGTGATGTGGCGGTTGGTGTAGGTCAAACCTTGACTGCTGGTGTTGAAACCAGGTTGGTTGGCACTTATACCGCTCCTGCTGGTGCTGTGTCTGTTCGAATGTATGGCGGTAACACTACTGGTTCAATCATCAGACCACTAAACAGCACAATGACATGGCGTTATGCAATGGTTGAACAAGCTTCGACTGTTGGCACATACTTTAGTGGCAACACTACGGATACTAATTATCAAATCTATTCGTGGTCAGGCACAGCAGAGGCATCTACTTCTACTTTTGTTCAATACGCTAACCCTTACTACGGTTTGATCATTCCTAATCTTGGTGTGCAAATTTTGTCAGAAGGTTATGGCCGTATTTGGGGTTTTGTAAAAGACTGGAATTTGAGTTACGACATTAGTGGTGACTCAACAGCTTCCGCTACGGGTGTTGATGCTTTCTCATTTTTGGCTCAACAGCAAACCATTTCGGCTTTGACTCCGGCTCAACAAACAGCTGGTAACCGTATTGGCTATGTTTTGAGTCAGCCTGAAGTGACTTGGCCGTATGGTGGGCCAGAGTGGACTTTGGATGTTACTAATACTGATGAAGTGCAGTCGCACACGATCGCAGCTGGCACAAACATTCTTGAGTATGTTCAACTTGTGGAACGCACAGAGAAAGGCTTTTTCTTTCTTGACAATGGTGGGACTATTCAATTTCAAGCTCGTGGTTACGAGTTGCTTTCTGATGTTGTGTTTACTGATGATGGTAGTGACATTGCTTATCAGGGCATCAACATTGTTTATGGAACTGAGCTTCTTTACAACCAGGTGACTTTTGAGCGTTTGGGCGGCACCGCTTCGGTGACGGAAAAAAACCTTGAGTCCATTGCGCTATACGGTAATAGTGCTTTTGCCGATAGTGGATTGTTGTATGTGGATGATGCGTCAATGATCTCAGCAGCTTTGATGTATGTAGCAAAGTATGGTGAGCCGGAGTATCGTTTTGAGTCTGTAACGGTCATGTTGAATCCTTTGACAAATACACAAATAAACCGTGTTTTGTCTTTGGACATTTGCTCAATAGTGCAGGTCAAATTTCAACCTAACGGTGTTGGCACTCGCATTAGTAAGTATGCGCGAATCATTGGTGTTACTGAAGAGATGAATGTTGATTCATACATGATCACTTTCAAGCTGGCAACGCTTGATAACGAGGCTTTCACTTTGGATAGCGATGTTACGGGTTTGTTAGACTATAACTTGTTGGGTTATTAGGAGTTTATTTTGGCTGGATTCAAAACTTTTGTGGTTGGCGAGAAGCTTACTGCGTCTGATGTGAACTCTTACCTTATGGAGCAGTCCATTCCTGTTTTTGCTACAACTACAGCTCGTGATGCAGCTATAACTGCGCCAACTGAAGGTCAGTTTTGCTATTCGACAGCTGATGACTGTTTCTTTGTTTACAACGGTAGCTGGATCGCTTACGACAACACTTGGAAGTCTTGGACTCCAACTTGGACAAATGTCACTAAAGGCACAGGGCCAACTGAAACTTACGCTTACATTCGTTTGGGCAAAATAGTTATTGCTCATGGTTCATTGACTCTTGGCACAAGCGGTGCAGTATCCGGCTCTGTTACTGTCACTATGCCTGTAACAAGTGCGACCACAGCTATTTCTACTACTGCTGGAGCAGCTTTCTTCTTTGACACTTCAGCAAGCGCAACTTTTCAAGGCACGGTAGACATCGCTACTAACTCTACGACTGCAACTCTTCGCGCCTCTGATTCTTCAACAACTTACTTATCACGCACAAACCTTTCCAGCACGATTCCGTTCGGTGCCGCCTTTGCTGTTGGCGACCGTATTGGTTTCAATGTCCAATACCAGGTGGCCTAATGCAAAAAATGTTTATTTGCCAGAACGAGTCGTGTTCTCAGTTCTCTGTTGAGTTTGTTCTGACCGATCCTATGCCGATCACTACATGTGGTGGCTGTGGAGCTTTGCTTGAGGCAAATGAGTTGAGCGAGGAGTCTACTGATGAGTGACGAACGCCACCCAACTAACCAAGCTCTCTTACTTCGTATTGAAAGCCGATTGACTGTGATTGAGTCTAAGATTGACCAACTTGCTGACCATGAGGATCGTTTGCGTGAGTTGGAGAAAGCCCGCTATCAGTCAGCCTGGATCACTTCGATCTTGTCATCTGCGTTAGCGTCTGCGATTGTTTACATGATTGTGAGAGTGTTTGCGTGACCGTTTTCAAAGAACCATTCCCGAAGAAGCTTCGTGGTGACGAGTTTGGCAACCTTGCCCCGTATCGTAATGGTAGACCTCACCGTGGCCAAGACTGGTCACCGAAAGAACTAGCTCCGCTGGTCGCTATTTGTGACGCTAAGGTTCACAATGTGTTTTGGACTGATGTGCTTGGTTGGGTTATTGAGTTGTGGGTGCAGGAAGAGAAGATCTTTGTGCAGTATGCCCATGTTGCACCGGACACGGTTGCTGTCAAGAAGGGTGACAAGATCAAGCTTGGTCAGGTCATTGGCAAAGTTGGTGGCGGTAAGAACACAAAAAGTGGATCGGCAAGCACGGGCAGCCATCTACACATGCAAGTGTCTAAAAAAGTAAACGGGCATCTAGCAGCTTACAGCGACCTGATTGACCCACTAACGCTATTTGGAGAGAAGTAATGGATCGCGTCAAACTTATTCTCAAACTTGTCGGCTGGTTCGCCTGGTTCACCGTTGCTTTATTGCTGGTCACAGTTTCGGCTGGTGCCGCTGTCGGTGCAGTCACAGGTAACTGGGCTAATGGTGTAATCGTCATGTTCGGTGGTGCAATGTTGCTTGTGTTTGGCGAGTTGGGCCGCACGATGATTCGCCGTATGAAGATTATGGTGGATGACATTCAGCGAGCATTTATCAAAGCATCTGATTCTATTGAAGAACAGGCTCGCGAAAAGAAGTAAACTTGCTGTATTGCCCCTGACCGGATCTACGCTTCTGGTTGGGGGTTTTCTTTTTTGTAGGCTACGCGACGGCGAGCGTTGTATTTTTCGCGGTGAATGTCGTTGCGTTCACGAGTGGTTAGTCCACCCCAAATACCGTGCTGTTCACGGGCGGTCATTGCATAGTCAAGGCACATAAAGCGTAGGGGACAGTCACCACAAATCTTTTTGATGATGTGTTGCATGGCTCGTGAATCGGCGTTGTCTTCTTCTTCATACATTTCGTCTGGGAAGTTTTGACACGCCACCGATCCTTGTTCTTCAATGGCTTCGTGTAGTGCTTGTAACTTAGAGCTTGCTGCTTCAGCTAAATGTCTGTAGATTGTCATACAGTTACCTTACTGATGTGGTTATGGTTTCTGCAAATCTGAAAGGGCAATAATGATTACTGATTGGGATGTTACGGATTTACCTTCGGCTCGCTTGTTGGGGACTTTTGTTTCTGGCTCACCGGAGTGGCATGAGCTGCGTTCGCAGGGTGTTGGTGGTTCGCAGGTTGGGACTGTTCTTGGGTTGAACCCGTGGGAGTCTGCGTTTACTTTGTGGGCTAAGACTTGTGGGTTGTTAGACGATCGTGAATCGTCTTTGGCGATGCGGGCTGGTTCTTTTTTTGAGCGACCTATCAAAGAGTTTTGGCTTCAGGAGAACCCTGGTTTTGAGATTTTGGAAACGGGAACTTGGCAGTCGAAGGTTCACGAGTTTGCTCACGCTAACCCTGACGGCATCCTTCGGGCCGCTGACGGCTCTCTAAGCATTTTGGAGATCAAGACGAGCCGTTACCCGTGGAATGAGATTCCGCCTCACTACAAGGCTCAGGTGCTTTGGTATATGGCCGTGTTGGGCATCCACAAGGGCAAGCTTGTTGCCTGGGTGTCAGGTAGCGAGTTTCACGAGTATGACATCGAATGGGATCAGTTTGAAGCTGACGCACAGTTCACTACGGTAAAGCGTTGGTGGGATTGTGTCGGTTCCGGTGAACAACCTGAATGGGATGGTTCTACTTCGACTTACGAAACTGTGCGTGTTTTGCATCCAGACATTGACGCTGATGGTGTTGTAGATTTGGGTGAGTTGGGTGTAGCGTTAGTGAACGCTCAATCTGATGCTGATGCAGCTCAGGCTTTGCTTACCGAGTTGAAGTCAAGAACCCTTGACGCAATGGGTAATGCTAAGACTGCTGTTGTGGATGATCATGTTGTTGCTACAAGGTCTGCCCGTAATGGTGGCACACCGTTTTTGACTATCAAAAAATAGAAGGGAAATGTAATGGCTCAGTTCAATTTGAACGATTATGAAACTGTTGAGGAGCGTCACGCTAGAGCGTTGGCGTTGCATCCTGATTTGCGTTGTGTGACTGTGAATCACACGACTCCGCAGGATAGGGCTTCCGGTGTGTGGGTTGTTGAGGCTCGCGTGTATTTGGATGCTGCTGATCAGGAAGCTGATTTGCCGAAGGCTACTGATTGGGCGTTTGAGGTTGATGGTCAGGGCATGGCAAATAAGACGAGTGCGTTGGAGAACGCAAGCACCTCGGCCCTGGGCAGAGCCTTGAGGTGGGCTTTGGGTGGTTCGAAAGGCCCTAGTCAAACTGAGATGGCTAAGGTTGCGACTGGTGTCACTCCTAAACCAAATCGTGACTGGCTGAAAGAGGCCGAGGCTTTGGCTCTTGTCTACAACATTGACGCTTTGCGTGTTTTGTATGCGGATGCTCAGGCAGCTAAGGCTGGTAATGATGTTCTGCTTGCGATCAAGGAGTGGGCTAATGTCGCAGGAAAATCCTGATTCAGTAATTCAGTCGTTGCGTCACATCATGGCGGAATCGGCTAAGGGTGTGGATGCGCTTTACCAGGCTGAGGTTCGTGTGGCTGAGGCTGAGATTGCTTACGATACTGAGTATCAGAAGAAGTTTATTGAGGCGGGCGGCACCGTAGCTGATCGGACTGCGGTGGCTAAGTTGCAGACGGCTCAGTTGCGTTTTGAGGTTGATTTGGCTAAGGCTGAAATGAATCGTGTCAAGATCAAAATGAAGCAGCTTTCGGATGCCGGAACTTTGACTGCGGTGATCGCTAAACAGATCGAACTGACTTGGAAGCATGCGTGACTCCAAAACAGTTTCAAAAGTTTCTTGACCGTGACCAATCCTGCTGGCATTGTGGGGCTGATACAGACCTCATACCTCACCACAGGATAAACCGAGGCATGGGCGGTTCAAAAGCCCGCCACGAGCCTTCTAACATCATTGTGATGTGT